TTGTTGGCAACAACGAAAAGAATGAGACTGGCGGTTATGATGAATATACTTTGATCGACAACAATACAGGAAAAACAGAAACTGTAACGGCTGCAGAGTTTAACACTTCACAAGAGGGTGAAAGTGGGGCCGTTGCCGGCGGAGTTGGTGGAGCCGGCGCAAAGAAAAAACAACTGATCTTGGGCGGCACTTCTGTAGATACTGTAGTAAATCGTCAGGGTGAAGACGTAGAAGTAGTAACGATCACTGACGAAAGTGGTAACACTACGGTTACGGTTGGGGGTACGACTCAGATTGTTTCGGGTGGAGAAAACTCAGTCGTCACGGATCCACAAACAGGTGTTTCTGTAAATGTAGATGCGACTAACACTGGATCCATTACAAGTACTGCCGGTTTGGTAAACGAAATTGCTGCTGAAACTAACACTGATGCTAGCACTCTTTTGACTGGCGGTACTATAAACGTTTCTGTAGCCGACCCCTTTGCGGATGTCGCTACGGATGTCGCTACGGATGTTGTTACTGATGTTGCCACTGATGTTGCCACTGATGCCGTTACTGACGCCGTTAGCGACATATCCGTTGGTTCTGTGATTGACGCCGATGAACCTGGTGTTCCTTACACTCCTCCTCCTACTTCGGGTCCTTCCACTCCTCCAACTTCATACACCCCAGATTCGAGCCCTGCTCCAGTAGGTGAGAACGCTGCTGGTTACACTTCTGGTATAGCTGGAATAGGAGGTGTTCGTCCCACGGTCGCGCCACGGTATCAGTCACGTTCTGTTGGTCAGTATACCCCGTATCGTCCCGAGTCAGGTGTTCAAAAAACTCCAACGGGCCCCGTTTCTACGCCGCCAAGCACTTATTTAGCAGAAACAGTGCAGGGTGGTATGCGATATGGCAATCCTTACATCCTACCTAACGCCGATCCTGAACTTTTAGCCCAGCTTGCTAGGCTTCAAGGCACTGGAGACGCAAGATTTCCTGCTGAGTACCTGTTAGATGATGAAGAGCTAGTATGAGCCTACAAGCGTTACCAGAAGAGGCCTTAAAAGAGATCTTAGCCTTAACCGAGGCTAAGAAAACACTAGATTTAAGGGATCAGGCGCAAGATTACTTCATGCCGTTTGCTCACCACGTTTATGAAAACTTCATCGAAGGTAGGCACCATAGGATAATCGCTGAAAAACTCGAGCAAGTGGCTCAAGGTAAGCTCAAACGGTTAATCATTAACATGCCCCCACGTCACTCTAAGTCTGAGTTTGCTAGTTTTTTGATGCCGGCATGGTTTTTAGGTCGCAACCCTAAGTTAAAAATCATTCAGGCCACTCACAACACCGAGCTTGCTGTTCGTTTTGGCAGAAAAGTCCGAGATTTGATTGATGACCCTCAGTATAAAGAGATATTTCCCGACACAAATTTGAAAGAAGACAACAAAGGCGCCGGCAAATGGCAGACTGACAAGGGTGGTGAGTACTTTGCTGCGGGTGTTGGAGCTGCGGTTACTGGTCGTGGTGCGGATTTGTTTGTTATTGACGACCCACACTCGGAGCAGGACGCTCTTTCGGAGACAGCTTTTGACAATGCCTATGAGTGGTACACCTCTGGGCCACGTCAACGTCTTCAGCCTGGTGGTGCAATCATAATTGTTATGACTCGATGGGGTAAAAAGGACCTTACAGGGCGACTTATTGCTGCACAGGGCGGTGATATTATGTCCGACCAGTGGGAAGTTGTAGAATTTCCTGCAATTTTACCGTCAGACAATCCACTATGGCCTGAGTTCTGGGAAAAAGACGCACTTTTGTCTATTAAAGCGTCTCTACCGGTGCAAAAATGGAACGCTCAGTGGCAGCAGACCCCAACATCGTCTGATTCCGCTATAATTAAGCGTGAATGGTGGAAACCTTGGGAAAAAGAAGACATTCCGCCTGTGAAATACGTTCTTCAAGCGTATGACACGGCTTTTTCTAAGAAAGAAACGGCTGACTACTCTGCGATCACTACCTGGGGGGTTTTTGAGCCCGAAGAGGGCGGCCCGGACAACGTAGTTTTGCTAGATGCGCGACGAGGAAGATGGAATTTCCCTGAATTAAAGGAAGTTGCGTACGAGGAGCATGAGTATTGGGAGCCTGACATGGTTCTGGTAGAAGCAAAAGCGACGGGTACACCCCTTATCGACGAGCTCCGTCTTCGAGGCATCCCAGCCTTGGGGTTCTCACCGGGCAAAGGTAGTGATAAGATAACTCGTATGCATATGGTTGCACCGTTGTTTGAAGCGGGAGTTGTTTGGGCGCCGAGCGATAAAAAGTTTGCCGACGAGGTCATTGAAGAGGTGGTTTCATTTCCTAATGGCGATCACGATGACTTTTGTGATAGCATGACCTTAGCATTAATGCGGTTCAGGCAAGGTGGGTTTATTTCCTTGCAAAGTGAGCTAGAAGATGACGAAATAACGTACCGTCCTAAACGGGAGTATTACTAATGGCTATGCCACCGATTGTAACATCAGGCAATATGCAGGGAGGTCCTCAAGAAGATCTTCCTGCGATAAATGTAAACGTGCCTCAGCCGATGAACTTTGAAAATGGAGCTCAGGTCACAGAAACTCCTGACGGCATGCTTGTTGAAGAGATGGCGGCATTTGAAGCTCAAATGGAAGCCGAGGCGCCTTTAGATCACGGTGCAAACTTAGCGGAGTACTTAGATGAGACCTATCTTGGAGAAATTTCGTCAGAGCTTAGGGCGTCTTACGAAGACGACCAGGATTCTCGTTCTGAGTGGCAAGAGTCTTATACAAAAGGCCTGGATCAGCTTGGTGTTAAATATGAGGATCGCACTCAACCATTTGAAGGAGCTTCTGGCGTCACGCACCCGCTAATTGCGGAAAGTGTTACTCAGTTCCAGGCTCAGTCGTACAAAGAGTTGTTGCCTTCCGGTGGTCCTGTAAAGACTCAAGTTCTGGGTTTACAGGATTCCAGTCGTGAGGATCAGGCTTCTCGTGTAAAAGATTTCATGAACTACCAGATTATGGAAGTGATGGAAGAATTTGATCCGGACATGGATCAGTTGTTGTTTTATTTACCACTATCTGGGTCTTGTTTTAAAAAGGTCTACTATGACGAGGCGATGCAAAGAGCGGTGTCCAAGTTTGTTCCAGCGGAAGACTTAGTTGTTCCGTATTCTGCTTCGGATTTAAACACTGCTTCGCGCGTTACTCATGTTCTTAGGATGGACGCCAACCATGTGCGTAAGTTGCAGGTTTCTGGTTTTTACCGTGATGTGGAGCTCAGTGAGCACGATGACTCGGATGATCCTGTTCGAGAAAAAGTAGATAGCATTCAAGGCACGTCACGCAACTACTCTGACGACGTATACACGTTATTAGAAATGCACGTAGACCTGGATCTTGAGGGTTTTGAGGATATTGACCCTGAAGGGGAGCCTACTGGAATCGGCTTACCCTACATCGTGACTATCGACGAGGGTTCTGGAGAAGTTTTATCCGTCCGACGCAACTGGATGGAAGGTGCTGCTATAGCGAAGAAGCAACAGTATTTTGTACACTTTAAATTCATGCCTGGTCTTGGGTTCTATGGGTTTGGGTTAATTCATATGATTGGTGGCTTGGGCCGTGCAGCAACGAGTATCCTTCGACAGTTAGTCGATGCTGGAACTCTTGCTAACCTCCCGGCAGGGTTCAAAGCCAGAGGCGTAAGGGTTCGCAACGATGATGAGCCTTTACAGCCGGGTGAGTGGCGGGACATTGACGCTCCGGGGGGCAACATTAGGGACGCAATTATACCGCTACCTTACAAGGAGCCCTCTGCGACGCTTTCTTCGCTTCTAGGAGGCCTTGTAGACGGCGGTAGACGCTTTGTTTCCCTCGCTGACCAGCAGACTGCTGACGGCAACGGACAAGCCCCTGTAGGCACCACTGTGGCGCTCCTAGAGCGTGGCACTAAAGTAATGTCTGCGATACACAAGCGGCTGCACTATGCTCAGAAGAACGAGTTTCGTATTTTAGCTCGAATCTTCCGCGATAATCTTCCGCAAGAGTATCCTTACGATGTTCAGGGCGGTGACCGCATGGTCATGTCCCAAGACTTCGACGATCGTATTGACGTTGTTCCAGTCAGTGATCCAAACATCTTCTCGATGGCTCAACGCGTCACCTTGGCTCAAACTCAGCTGCAGTTGGCTCAGTCTAACCCACAGGTACATAATTTGCATGCTGCGTTTCGTCGTATGTACCAGGCGCTGGAAGTACAGAACATAGATGAGATTCTGCCTCCACCTCCGCAGCCTCAGCCAATAGATCCTATGATTGAAAACGCCAGGGCTTTAACAGGTGAGTTGTTGCAGGCTTTTGATGGTCAAGATCACGACGCACACATTGAAATACATCTAATGTATATGAAGCTGCCTATTATTATGACTTCTCCGCATGTCATGGGGATTCTTACGGGACATATTTTAGAACATGTGTCAAAGAAAGCTCGCGAAGCAGTTGCTGCCGAGATACAAGGTTTAATTTCTCAGGTGCAGTTAATGTCTCAGTCGGGGGCAATTGACCCTGCCGCTGCACAACAGCAAATACAAGAGGTTCAGCAACAGATGCAGAATCCTGACGAGATAGAGAAACTTGTTGCCATGCAGGAAATGGAATTAATGAAAGGTCTGATGGAACGTTTAACTCCACAGGGTCAAGACCCAATGTCAGACCCCTTAGTTCAAATCCGCATGCAAGAGCTTTCGATTAAACAGCAGGATCTGCAGCGTAAGGCCTTAAACGACGCGGCAGAGATTGATATGTCTGATCAACGTTTGCAGCAACAGGCTGTTTCTGATTCGGCTCGGATTGAAAGCCAGGAAGACATCGCAGAAAGGCGTGATGACACCAACCGTTTGAGAATTGATGTTCAGCGCGAAGCAAGCCAGAGGAGATCAGGATCATGATGTTAGGTGGTTTAGGTAATGCGTTAGGGTCCCAAAACCTTGAAAGCATGAACAGGAACAATTTTAACCAACAAGGGATAGGCCAGTTTCTGTCTCCTTTGATTTCGGCTATTAATCGAGACTATTCACAGGATGTCGTTCAGCCGTATGTCGAACAGGTAGAAAACCTTACTAACTCGACCTTTCCCAATTTTAATGCCAATTCCGGTATGGGTACACCTTCGTTTCAACCTGAATCAGGCATATTTCCAAAGGCTCCGTCTGTTACTCCTCCTTTAGGTCAGATGGCGGACCAGTATGACACCGACCTTAGAGCTAAGTATCTTAAAGACATGATGCCTGGCGGAGTTGGTGCTGGTCTTTTTGGGCTGATTGGCGGGTAAATGGGTTATGATCGATCCTGTAACAGCAGTTGGCCTAGCGACAAGTGCTTTTAATATTCTGAAGCAGGGTATTAGTGCGGGCAAGGACATTCAAGAAATGAGCGGCACTCTCGCAAAGTGGGGGGCCGCTTTTTCTGACTTTCAGTATGCGGAAGACAAGACTAAGAACCCTCCGTTCTACAAAATGATGTCGGACAATAGCAGCAACGCTATCGAAATTTTCGCCCAGAAAAAGAAAATGGAGTCCATGAGAAAGGAAATAAAAGACCATATATCATGGACTTACGGGCCATCTGCTTGGGAGGAAGTGCTCGCTATCGAGGGCGAGATGCGCCGAATTCGCAAGGAAGAGGCTTACAAGAAACAAGAGATGATAGACAACGTTATTAATTTTGTTATTGGCTCAGTTGTATTCATCATTGCGGCTTTAGGCATTGTCACAGGCTTCTATTACTGGGGCCGTTATCAAGGGAGATGGTAGATTGTGGTTTTTACTATGGTTTCAGGTCATCAATAACAACATTGAACACTATCAACTCAATCAGTTTCCAACGGAGAAAGAATGCAAAGAAGCTCTTGAGGATGCAAAAGTCTTGATTACCACGAGTCAAACAACGGTTTATTGCTTTGAGGTTATTCCAAAATAAACGAGGAGATTACGTTGTATATGACAAATACGGAAAAGTTGTTATAATAACGCACCACAAGCACCACGCAATAGCGTATGCAAGGAGTTTAGAAGATGGTACACACGATACTTGATGAGGGGTTTTTCCCCACGCAGGGAAAAACCCTATGTCACACACAATATTAGATGACTGGAAGGTTCTGCCGCGCTTGATGATGCTGGCAGTCACTGTGCTGACCTATCAGGCTGTGCATTGGTTCATGGGGCTAGATGATCCCAGCGTTGCCCAGTCAGGGCTTGTAAGCGTCTGTATGGGGGCTCTTACGGGGTGCTTCGGCATATGGATGGGCAAAGAGTCTAAGACCACGGTGACGAGCACAGCGTCATCATCGAAGGTCGAGTATGAGGTGGACAAATGATACAGGCGTTAATTGGTCCGATTGCTAATCTCGCGGGGGGTTGGCTAGATGCTAAGACTACTAAGCAGGCCGCAGAGGCCAAGCTCAAGCTGACCGAGGCGGAAGCCAAGGCCAAAATCATGTTGTCTGAACATACGAGCGTTGCCGATTGGGAGCGCATTATGGCAGAGGGTGCTAAATCAAGCTGGAAAGACGAGTGGTTCGTAATTGTTCTGTCAATCCCGCTTATTTTGGCCTTCATACCCGGTGCCGAGGGCTGGGTTGACCGTGGGTTTGAGCAGCTTTCCAAAGCGCCCGACTGGTATTTTTATAGTTTAGGTATCGCAATCAGCGCGAGCTTCGGTGTGCGCGGTGCGCAGGCTTTGTTCAAGAGGAAATGATGGAAAACCTTAAACTTCCTGTAGCCCTTGTGGCAGCGATGGCTGTGCAACTCGCGGCTGGTGTGTGGTGGGTATCACAGCAGGCTGCAACTATTGCCAGCCTAGAGGAGACGGTAGGTCAAATCGGGTCACGCATGGCTATTGAAGACAACATCAATCTCAAACGAGATGTTCAAGATAACGCTATGGAGATAGACTATCTGTGGCATGAAGCTGATGAGGTCTGGGATGAACTAGCTAACTTAGCTAACTCCATTGGGCAGGTTACGGCGTTGCAGCAAAGAATTGCTTTGATTGAGAATGACTTGAAGTATATTGGCCGAGATCACGACGGCATCATGGACATGAAAGGTGATATGAAATGACATACAAACTGGGAAACCGTAGCAACGAGCGGCTTGAGGGCGTTGACGCCTCTCTGCAGGCCGTTGTTCGTGCAGCTATTGGAATCAGCGAACAGGACTTCAGTGTGATTTGTGGCCTTAGAACTCGTAAAGAACAGGAAGCGTTGGTCGCGAAGGGTGCTTCACAGACTATGAAGAGCAAGCACTTAGGCGGTTATGCCGTTGATTTAATGGCATATATTGACGGGGGCAGATGGGAACTGAATCTCTATGATGAGATTGCAGACGCCATGAAAACCGCAGCTAAAGATTGCGGGGTCAAACTCCGCTGGGGCGCCGCTTGGCATATTGATGACTTTGGGGCCTATGAAGGCACCGCAGAAGAAGCTATGAATGAGTATGTAGACTTACGTCGATCACAAGGCCGTCGTCCATTTATCGATGCGCCTCACTTTGAGATAATGGAGTAGGAGAGAGAAAATGCCGGCACCAAAGAAATCCCTTCGTCCGAAGGCACGAACCTCTATTTACGGTGAGCCAGAGGGCAGCACCCAACACCCTAGTGGTTTAAATATGAAAGAGAGGATGAAGCCTATGCGCCCGAAAGCGCGTCCAGATTCTATTATGGAACGTGGTGCTGTTAAACGCGGCAATAACGAGGCTAAACGTCGTTCTAAGGAGACTAAGCTGTTTAGTTATGGTGGAGATGTAAAGTACAAAGATGGGGGAAAGGTTTTCCCTGACTTAAACAACGATGGAGAGGTTACTCGCGCGGATGTTCTAAAAGGCCGTGGAGTAGAAGGCTTCTACCAAGGTGGAGATGTACGTTCCAACTCTAAACGAGGAAAGTGTTACTAATGGTTAACATTATGGTTAGTATTTTCCCGGATATGCCGGGGAACCTTCTAGAGGAAATTGAGGAGGTAGATACAGACGAAACCTGCCCTCTTTCCACACAAGACGAGACGATTAACGAAGAGAACCGAAACATTGCAGTTGCGTCACACAACTATCGTGGCCCTAATACAGGCACTGCGTTTCGGAACGATGAGTCTTGCGGGTCTTGTGTTTTTTATGATGTAACTGACGAGATGATGGAGTGCATTGGGGACGAGTCTGGAAAGCTGGGTTATTGTCGATCTTTTGACTTTGTGTGTATGTCTCAGAATACATGTGACATGTGGATGGAAGACTACAAGGACAACATCTAATGGACCTTGTGGATTTAGCGCATCACTTGTATAGAAAAATAGAGGAGCGTCAGAATGACATTTCTGAAGCTCTTTCTCACGGTGCTGTAAAGGACTGGGAGCAGTATAAAATGTCTGTGGGCGAGATACGGGGCCTCTCGTTTGCAAAAGACGAAATTAAGGCCTTGCTGAATGGATACGTAGACGATGTCGAAGACACTTTATCTTCCTGACCACGTTGCGCAGAAAATTAACAAAGGAAAGGAAGAGGCGAAAGCTGATCCTGATACTTTGAAAAGCGCATATGTTGACTCTAGTCAACGGGTTTTAGACCCTACCCTCTTAGAAAAACCTTTGCTCGAACGACTCCCGCAACCTACTGGTTGGCGGGTTTTAGTTATGCCGTACCAGGGCAAATCTAAAACATCGAGTGGGTTGTACATTCCCGATGAGATTCGGGAGCGTGAAAGCGTAGCTACAGTTGTGGCGTACGTTATGAAACTTGGGCCATTGGCATATAAAGACCCCGACAAGTTTGGGGATTGTGAGCCGTGGTGCAAAGAAGGCCAGTGGGTATGCATTGGTCGTTATTCTGGTTCTAGGTTTAAAATTGATGGCGGGGAGGTCCGCATCATTAATGACGACGAAGTCATTGCCACTCTTTTAGAACCAGATGACATTAAACACGTTTGAGGATACCGTTATGGCAGAAGAAAACATGGAAGAGCAGGAGATTATTGTTGAAACGGAAGATGCTTCGGAAGAAGTAGAAGGCTCCGTATCAGTTGAGAGTTCTGCGGAGGAGCCTGCAAAAGAGCAGAGCTCCGATGAGTTAGAGTCCTACAGCAAGAATGTTCAAGGTAGGATTAAAAAACTGACGGAGAAATACCGTCAGGAGGAACGCGATAAGTCAGAGGCTGTTAGGTTGTCTCAACAGCTTATTGAAGAGAACAAGAAGCTAAAGTCTCGTGTTCAAAATTTGGACAGTGGTTATTTAAACGAGTACAACAATAGGCTTGCGTCTCAAGAGACTACTGCAAAAGAGCTTTACCGGCAGGCTTATGAGGCTGGAGATACTGACAAGATGATAGAGGCTCAACAGCTAATATCTAAGTTAGCTGTCGAAAAGCAGAGGTACACTGCGGCTAAGTCACGTGCAGATTCTGAAGCGAAGCTGCAAGTTGAACGAGAAAAGGCGCCACAACAGCCTCAACCTCAACAACAAAAAGCCGCGCCACCGGTAAAACCGGATCCTATGGCTGAGAAGTGGGCCGGCAAAAACGATTGGTTTGGTAACGACAGGGTCATGACGACCGCAGCGTTTGCCATTCATCAGCAGCTCATTGAGGACGAAGGGTTTGACCCAGCGACAGATGAGTACTATACTGAAATTGATAGCCGTATGCGGACAGAGTTTCCGCATAAGTTTCAACCGGCTAAGAAATCGGGTGGGGGAAGCCAGGTCGCTTCTGCTAGTTCCTCCGCATCCCGCAGTACAAAACAGGGGCGCAGGTCGGTCAAGTTATCGCATTCACAAGTCGCAATAGCAAAAAAACTTGGCGTACCTCTCGAAGAATACGCTAAGTTTGTGAAGGATTAAGAAAATGGCAGACACTAGAACTCCGCGCAAGAGCGCGACACGCGAAACAGAAACGCGCAGAAAACCCTGGGCACCGCCCAGTCACCTAGCCGCACCAAACGCACCTGATGGGTTTGTACATCGATGGATTCGAGTCTCAATGCGAGGCGAAGAAGATAAGATGAACGTAAACGCTAAGTTGCGTGAAGGTTGGGAACCCGTTCGCAAGGACGAGTATCCAGATTACGAGGCCCCTGTTATCGACGATGGTCGTTATGAGGGCGTTATAGGTCAAGGTGGCTTAATGTTGTGCCGTATACCTGAAGAAACAGCCGCTGAAAGAACTGCATATTACGGGGGCAGGACCCGCGAACAGATGACCGCTGTAGATCAGGACCTTATGAAGGAACAACATCCTTCAATGCCGATTCAAAATAATCGGCAAAGTCGTGTAACTTTCGGAGGCCGCGAACGCGACTCCGAGTAATTTAGAGGATTGCTACAATGGCAAACACTAACGGTGCATTCGGACTTCGTCCGGTTGGCGTAGTCGGTCAGGCTGCGAACACCACTGGTGCGACCGAGTATCGTATCGCCTCTGGGAACACTAACGCGATCTATCAAGGTTCTCCTGTTATCCCGCTTTCAACTGGTTTTATTGACATTGTTGGCGCGGCTGCAGGGGGAACTGTAGGTTTAGTTGGTGTGTTCTGGGGATGCGAATACGTTTCGTCGACCACTGGTGAGAAAATTTTCTCAAACTACTGGCCCGGTTCTGGCGCGGATTCTAATCATCCTGTCAAAGCCTTCGTGTATGACAACCCAATGACTACATTCGTCATCACGTCTGACGGTACATTGACAAGCGAAGCAACTGCTCGTGGTCATGTATTTGCAAACGCTAACTTTGCAACAGCTACAAGTGGTTCAACAACCACAGGTATCTCGTCTGCTAAATTGGCTGTGGGCACTATCGCTGTCACCGCTGCGCTTCACTTGCGCATCATGGGGATTCAGGACGACCCTGAGAACCAGGATTTCACTGCGGCTGGCGTTCCATTACTTGTTCGACTGAATAACAGTTTCAATTCCGCCAATGGTGCGATTGTAGCTGGTACTCCTTCGACTACTGGCGTTTAAGGAGGTCTAACAAATGGCTATTTCACGCGCACAATTAGCGAAAGAGCTAGAACCAGGCCTCAACGCGCTGTTCGGTATGGAGTACGCTCGGTACGAAAACCAACACGCTGAGATTTATACAACAGAGTCTTCCGATCGAGCATTCGAAGAAGAGGTCATGTTGTCTGGATTTGGCGCAGCACCAACCAAATCGGAAGGTTCTGCAATTAACTTTGACGACGCTAACGAGGCATACACCGCTCGTTACAACCACGAAACAGTGGCGCTTGCCTTCTCAATCACTGAGGAAGCTATTGAAGACAATCTCTATGATCGTCTTGGTTCGCGTTACACTCGTGCGTTGGCTCGTTCAATGGCACACTCAAAGCAAGTTAAGGCTGCTGCAGTTCTTAACAACGCATTTACTGCCGGCGCGACTGCTGGTGGTGACGGGGTTGCTTTGTGTGCAACTGACCACCCACTTACTTCGGGCGGAACGTTTGCCAACGAACCATCAGTAGCTGCAGATTTGAACGAAACATCTCTTGAAGATGCTTTGATCAACATCGCAGGTTTTGTTGATGAGCGTGGTCTTAAAGTCGCATTACGCGGCATGAAGTTGATCCTCCCACGTCAACTGCAATTTGTTGCAGAGCGTTTGATGGTTTCCAACTTGCGTGTTGGTACAGCGGACAACGATACAAACGCACTGCGTTCAATGGGCATGTTGCCTAACGGTTATGCCGTTAACGACTTCCTCACTGATCCAGACGCGTTTTTCATCATGACAGACGCACCTCGTGGGTTTATCCACTTTGAGCGCACACCAATGTCAACCGGCATGGAAGCCGACTTTGACACTGGCAACATGCGCTTTAAGGCCCGTGAACGCTATAGCTTCGGCTTTAGTGACCCACGTTCTGTATTTGGTTCTCCGGGCGCAGCATAAATCTGCACCGATTAACAGAGTTAGGGGCGGTCTTCGGATCGCCTCTTTCTTTTTACGTAGACCTAGTATATTCTGTCGCTACTAGGGCAAACATCAGCTTTGTAGACAGGTTCCCGCCCTCCTGACGTTGCATAGACTACAAAGCGAATCCTTATGCAAAGGGTACTAAAATGGCTTCGACTACATTTTCAGGTCCAGTGACCTCAACTGCTGGTTTTGTTGGCGACATCAAAGTTCCAACCTATACTGTTGCTTCTGCTCCGTCTGCCGCTACAGCAGGCGCCGGCACACTTGTTTACGTTTCTAACGGTGCGGCTGGTTCCGCTATTCTGGCCTTCTCTAACGGAACCGATTGGAAGCGTTCTGACACGGGTGCCACAATCGCTGCAGCATAGAGGGCTAACTTATGAGTAGGTTTAAAGCACCTTCAGCAGAAGAACTCGCACGGCGCGGACTAAATCCTGATGGCTCTCCCATCAAGACAACTAAGGTTCGTGCGCGAAACGAGAACGGCACACTTAAAGCAGATGACTCATCCACGCCTGACGTAAACGAGGCGTGGACGGATGTTCCTGTAAAAAAGAAACGTGTCCGTCCTCCAAAGAAAAAGGAATAAGCTATGGCAGGTCCAGTAACGGCCTATAACTGGGTTCAAGGCACAACTGCTGCGATTGTCGGGCCGACTCGGTCTCGCCTTCGTCAGGTGGTGATTTATGCCGCCGCAGCGGGAGCATTTACGCTCAAGAACGGCAGCGCAAGTGGAGATGTTTTGCTTACGCAGACGTTTCCAGTGGGGCATCATGTGATGAACATTCCAGATGACGGTATCATTTCATCTGAGGGCGTCTTCGTAGCGGCGTTCACGGGTTCGGCCAACCAGCTCACGATAATTCTGTCTTAGAGGGCGAGATGGTCGGGAGTGAAGTCACATCCTTCTACTCACAAACTTCGACAGCGTTGGTTCAACGGCGCTGTCGATTACAAGGTGTTGTGTTGACCTATGAGTCAGGAGCTACGGGACACGTTGTTTTGTACGATAACGATTCAGCGGCCTCGGGTAAAATTTTACTTAGAGTCGATGAAACATCTCAAGGTATGGACGAAGTGTACATCCCTGGCGACGGCATACTTGCAAAGAAGGGCGTTTATGCGTCCCTCCCTGACAGTACGACAATAACGGTGTTTGTGGAGTAGAGATGGCTAAGAAAAAAAGTGTCAAGTTATCTGTCGGTCGCGGGGAAAAACGATCCGTCAAACAGGGGGCGGGTCTCACTGCCAAAGGGCGAGCAAAGTATAACCGTCAAACAGGCTCGAATCTTAAAGCTCCCGCTCCAAACCCGAAGACAAAGAAAGCCAAGGGTCGAAAGAAGTCTTTCTGCGCCCGATCAAGTGGCTGGACGGGTG